AAGGCCACAGTTCTCAAAGTAAATGAGAACTAGATCCAAATGGGTGGTGTAGTCATCCGTGTGAACCTTCTCAAAGGCAGAGATCGGAACAGACCAGGTCTGGGCGAGCGGGCCAAACTTACGGAGGTAAACATGAGTCAACTTTTCAGCACGGGCCTTAGCAAGGATAAACTCACAAGTGTGGTGATTGACGACCCCAATACGGTCATACAGCATGGTAACATGGCCGACGACCTTCTCATCCTTAGGACCCCATTGAATGTGGTAAGCGTGTTTCAGGAGAGCAGACAACTGCTTGGCCTTGTCAGGGCCCGACTGGGGAGCATTAGTGGAAGGCGGAGCGAGACCCGCACGCTGTTGCTGGCGCTGGCGAAAGAGGGTGAAGCCATCCCGGCGAACTCGAGAAACAGCCCGGGTCGGCAAAGACTCAGGGACATTAGGCTCAGGGGCCCACCAGGTCTTGAATGCTGAATAGAGCTTCAGACCGAAACCAAGGGCACCAAAACCACCAACGATCCAGGGCCAATGATCGGTGAAGAACTCCCAACAAGTTCCAGCGAAGGACTTGACAGAAAAACCAATAGCAGAAAACAAGCTCGAGAAGAAGGTCTTGTTAGACATCTTCTCGCACTCATCAATCGTCATCGCACGGGCAAGGGCAACGCCTTCAGGCACCTGAACAGACTTCGCGTGTAGGGTGAGGGCAGCCATCATGTTGGAGTGGAAGGCCTCGGCAATATCTTCCCAAGATAGACCCATAGGTGAGATAAAGGATACAATCGCCTTGCGGTGGGCCCTAGTAGCCGGGTCCTCGGTGCCAAATTGACCCAGAGCACAGACATATTGGGCAACAAGCGCTACCAAAGCAGCATACTGGTAGGACCCAATCTTCTTGCAGACATCTGAAGAATCTATCTGAGGGCTGTTTTGGTTGGCAAGGAACTGTCGGACTTTCGCCTTAGCAAGTTCAACACGAGGGGCCGCAGCAGGCGGGACCTTGTTCGCATGAATCATCACGTTCCCATCAAGCTTGGCGCAAACCCGGTCGAGAACCTGAAGGGGCGTAGGGTGGCCAACGTCCGTTGTATTCATGTTCTCATCGATCTTATATTCGGTAAGGGAGTAGACGCTCGCGCGTTCTTCCCAAGTCTCCAGAGTATTGATTATGGACAACAACTCAGTATCAACACGAGTATCACCTAGGTAACGACTATCAACAAGCAGGTCCTTTTGGAAGCAGACACGCAAGTAGATATTAGGGCGACGGGCTACAGCTTTCTCGCACATAACAGCGGGAGAGCGGGGCACAGGTGCGTTACAGGTCAAGATTACGAACGAAGAACGAAAATAGCTCGCTCCTTTATCAGAGAGGGCAGCCATGTGGAGTAAAGCTGGAG